GTGAACATTTTCCAGAAGCAAACCCTCGCCTCGCGCAAGGGATGATGTTCAATGGCCGGCGCCCCTGGGAGAACCCGGGGGAGATCACGCCGGCCACCTACACCTGAAAGACCACCACCATGGGCAGCCCGCACCACACACCGCACCCCGGCGATCGCGAGCAGATCGAGCGCCTGCATTCAGAATTCGTAGAACCGATCAACGATCGCGCGATGAGCTTTCAAGACCGCACCTACGAGATCGGGCGCGCGCGCGGCCGAGCCGAGGCGGCCGATGGCGTCTTCGACCTTGTTGAGCACCTGCGACGGCAGATCGAATTCAGCGGGCGCACCTACGGCCCGGGCGACCGCACCTCGGGCGTGTGCGACCACATCCGCAAGGAACTGGCCGAGGTGCAAGCCGACGCCGCGGCTGGCGTGCCGACGTTGCCAGAGTGGGTCGACGTGATCATCCTCAGCTTCGACGGCGCCTGGCGCAGCGGCGCGACGCCCGAGCAGATCGTGGCCGCCATTGAGGCGAAGCAGACCAAGAACGAGGGACGCAAGTGGCCCGACTGGCGCACCGCCGAGCCCGGCAAGGCCATCGAGCACGACCGCAGCACCGACTGATCACCACACAGAAAGACCAGCAGCATGAACACAGTCAACACTGGCGCATTCGCGCGCGCACGCTCCATGATGGCCGCGATTGGTGCCCTCATGGCACAAGGCCTGCACGGACTTAAGCTGCAGCAAGGCATCAGCAGCCTGGGCGAGTACAAATCGCGCGGCAAGGGCGGGAAGCGGCCTCACCGTAGCTGCGGCACCGCCGCACACAAGCGCCACGCCCAGAAGCTGCGCAACCGCGCCCGCAACCGCCGCGCATGCCGCGGCTGATCACCACCAAGAAGGAACCCGCCACCATGGCCAAGAACACCACCAAGAACGCCGACATAGCCGACACCGGCGCGAAGGATCAGCAGGATCAGCAGGATCAGCGCGATCTCGTCCCGCCCGTGCCCGTCAAGGTCAAGCGCCTGACCGAGACGGCGAAGCTGCCCGTCTACGCGACGGCCGGCGCTGCTTGCTTTGATCTGCATGCCGACATGCCTCCCGGATACCCGATCGAGGTCAAACTCCCAGCCGGCGCCGCGATCGAGCTGCACACCGGCCTGGCCTTCGAGGTTGAGCCTGGCTGGGCCATCAAGGGCCACAGCCGCAGCGGCCACGGCTTCAAGCTGGGCGTGCGCTTGGCAAATTGCACAGCCATCCTTGACCAAGACTATCGCGGCGAGGTGCTGATCAAGCTGAAGAACGACGGCCCGCGCGACATGGTCATCAAGGCCGGCGACCGCATCGCCCAGGCCGAGATCGTGCCGGTCTTCCGCGCCGAGTTCATCGAGGTGGCCGAGATGTCGAAGACGGAGCGCGGCGAAGGCGGCTTCGGCAGCACAGGGGGTTGAGAATGGCATCGGTCAACAAAGTGATTCTGATCGGCAACCTCGGCCGTGATCCCGAGGTGCGGTATGCGCCCAGCGGCGCGGCCGTGTGCAGCGTGTCGATCGCCACCACCAGCCGCCGCAAGGACCGCGACAGCGGCGAGACCGTCGAAGACACGCAGTGGCACCGCGTGACCCTCTATGACCGCCTCGCCGAGATCGTCGGCGAGCACCTGAAGAAAGGCAGATCCGTCTACATCGAGGGCCGCCTGAAGTACGGCAAATACACCGACAAGGACGGCATCGAGCGCAACACGGTGGACATCGTCGCCAGCGAGATGCAGATGCTTGGCGGCCGTGGCGAAGGCGACAGCGGCGAGCAGCGCCAGCAGCCGCAGCGCCAGGCCGCGCCACAGCGGAAGGCCCCGCAGAAGTCGTCGACCGGGTTTGACGACATGGACGACGACATTCCGTTCTAAGGCGGCAGCATGACCACCGAATCCGCAGTGCTTTACGTGCCAGAGCTGGCCAAGATGCTGGGCCGCACAGAGACGGCGATCCGCGCCAGCGTCAACCGCGCCAGCGACGACATCCCGCCGCGGCTGCTGATCGGCCGGCGGATCTGCTGGCGCCGCGATACGGTGCAGCAGTGGCTGAAGGATCGAGAACAACCCGCGAGGCCGGCGATGTCCGGCAGGAAGGCCAAGGTCGATGAATGAATGACTTCGAGACACACCCACCCGGCACCGCCCGGCGGCTGGCCGAGCTTGAGGCCATCGTCGAAACGATGAAAGCCGGGCAGGATCCCGACAGCGAAGCGCGGTCCCTGTTCTTCAGCGTTGACACCACACAAGCGCCCATTGGCATCGGCGCCGAGCTGGCCGGCCACTGCTGCCGCTGGTGAACGACGTAGCCGGCAGAATGAGCGACGAGGAGCGCTTCCACATGATGCATGGCTTCTGTGCGGCGATCTTTGGGGCAATGTCTAGCATGATCGGCCTGGACAACGCCGACAGCATCGTCGACGCGCTGCGCACCTACAGCGCCAACATCCGGGCCGAGGAAGCCCAGAAAAGCCGGCATTGATGTATCACGAACTGATCGGCCGGCCGTGCATCCTTCAGCCGGCCAACTACCTGCCTGGGCTGGCGCCCATGCCGCCGCGCATTCCTGGCTACATCATCAACCAGCGCGGCCCTGGGATCGTGCGTGTGCGCGATCGCGCGACAGGCGGCACGCACGACGGCGTTCGGATCGTCGAGGATGGCCAGCAGGCGCCGCCGCTTGGGCTGTGGTGTGTGCTGGACAAGCTGCCGTGAAGCGATCAGCGCCACTGCGCGCGAAGGCGCCGCCCAAGCGGGCCGTGCGGCAGATCGACTACACCCCAAGGCCAAGGAAGCCCGCAGAGGGCCGCGCAGCGCCACAGACTGCCACGCCAAGGCCCAAGGCCCATCCGTGGCGCAGCGAGGCCTATCGGCGGCTTGTGGCGGCCCTGCCGTGCGCGCACTGCGGCATGCAGGGGCACAGCCAGGCTGCGCACGCCGATGAGGGCAAGGGCTTGTCCATGAAGGCGTGCGACTCGACGTGTTACCCGCTGTGCGGCCCGAGGCTTGGCATGCCGGGCTGCCACCACCTGATCGGAACCAGCGGCGCTTTCTCACGTATGGCCAGGCGCGAGATTGAGCATCGATACAGTGAACAGACGCGCGCACGGCTCGCTGACGAGTGTCGAAGCCTTGGCATCAACCTACCCGGCATGCCGCCGGCCGGATCATCGACGGCATGATGACAGCCATCGCCTTGGGCCTGATCTTTTCAGCGGCCTGGGATCTCCTGCGCTGGAAGCGTTACGTCTCTTCCAGCGTGGAAATCTTGGGCGGTGGAGATGAAGCCGAACGCCTGGCCGCACAGTATTGCCAGATCAGCGTCCTGGCCAGGGTTTCGCTCGGCTACGCTTTCTCGGTTGTTGCTGCATGACGATCGCAGGCCATACAAGCGCGCCCGCTGTGGGGTAGTTCAGTTGGTAGAACCGCGGTTTCATACGCCGCATGTCGCCGGTTCGATTCCGGCCCCCGCATCCAGACACACTCAGCCCGCCACCTCGGCGGGCTTTTCATGTGCCGCCAGCTTCTGCAATCCAAATGCACGGCCGAGATCGCCTTCTGTGGCACAGAATTGGCACAGCCGTGTCACGGGTAAGGCGCAGCCGGCGGGGTGAAGTCCGACACCCATACCGCCGTGCCGTCCACGATTCGAACCTCGTCGATCTGGCCGTTGAAGCCGCCGGCGCCAGAAGGATAGGCTCCAAGCGTGAGTTGGTATGAGGGCCCAGATGCTGATGGCCGGATGGCATCCGATGACGTTGCCGAGTTTCTGAGAACCCCGTCTGTGAAAAGTCGGAAAGTGTTACCGCTGCGCGTCACCGCAATATGGCGCCATGTGTTGTCGCCAATTGTGCCGGTCGACTGAACAACAAACCCTATTAAGCTCCCGGACTCGTTGTATGCGGCGAAGCGAATATAACCTCCGCTGTGCCTGAAAAGGTTCCAAGCATAAGTAAACGACGTTGTCGCAAGAGACAGGATCGGCGTCTCTTGCCCGCCTGCGGATCCAAGGTTGACCCACATATCGATCGTGAAGTCCCCCGTACTCAGGTGCAGGCCTGGGTGATATGGAACCCTCAGATAGTCGCCACTACCGTCCAGCAGCAGCGCAGCCGTGCCGAACTTGGGCGACGCCGTCGAAAGCTGCGCATTGCCGAATGCGGTCACCGTCAGGCCATTCGGCCCGCTGTCGGTCATCGATGTCGATCCATTGGCGCCGTCCAGATGCAGCAGCAGCGAAGGTGTCGCGTTGATGGCCGCCGGCGGCCTTGCCGCAGCGATCGCGCCGAGTGCAAATGCGTGGTTCATGCTCAGGCCGCCGCCAGATCGCCGGTGATGTCCCAGGTGCCGCCAGACGCGGCGTCCACGCAGTGCAGCATGATCGTCGAGCCCTGCACGCGGGTCTTCGCCGATGCCCCCGTCGGGATGTTGATCGTCACCGTGGCCGACGGCGTGACGGTCACCTGCCCGGCGCCGACCTGGCGGATGGTCACCACGTCACCCAGCTCCCAGCCGCCCGCCGAGATGGTCTGCAGCGTGGCGGTGATGGCGAGCCCGTTGTTGAGGCGGGTGACCCGGTTACCGTTCTGCGCCCGGCTCAGGTTCATCGCGGTGTTGGTGCTGGTCAGGATCGCCGCCCGGGCACCAGACATTGCGTAGCTGATCGACCAGTCCTGGCCTCCAGTCTTGGTCACGATCGCCTCGTCGCCTGCGTGATTCGTGCGCGTGCGGCCGGTCTGCTGGTCATCCACCGACGCGGGAGACGCGAAGGCCAACAGAACTGCCGCAGAGCCGCCCTGACGCACCCTGAAGCGGCTGCCGACCGGGATGGTTGAGTCGTTGGCCGGGAATGTGATGGTCAGCGCGCTCGTGCTGGTCGCGATCAGCAGGCCGCCGATGTCGGCCGCCGAGACGTTTTCGCTCGTTGTCGCCGTGCGAACCGGCCCGATGCCGCCCAGGCCCAAGGCCTGCAGCGCGGCGCGCAGCACGGTGAGCGGGATTTTGGTCGTCGTGCCGTCCTCGTTGCCCACGAGCACGTCGTCTGCGCCAAGCTCGGTGGCCGCGGGAAGTTCGGAAATCTTGAGATCGGCCATATCAGCCCCCGTTGATGTAGTCGCCTGCCTCGGTCAGCAGGTTGTCGCCATTCTCGGCGTCAAGCCGGCGCAGGAAGGAATAGGCCAGCGTTTGATCGTGGCGCTGCCAACTCTCGACGCCTCCGCGCACCGCCCAAACCTGCACCCGCAGGTTGAACGCGCCGAACAGATTGGCCGGCGTGTAGCCGGTGCCAGTGATGCCGGTTTGCGATGCGATCACCGCCGCTGTGTCGGCGTTGGTCATCAGCACAGAATAGGTGACGCCTGGCTCTGGCCCGATGTTGCCGGCGCTTTGCTCGATGTAGTCGGCGGTCTGCTGCAGCCTGTCGCGGTGCGCCCATTCAAGCGCCGGCTGCGTGTCGGTAAGCGTGAGCGGGTAGGCCTGGCCGCCGATCGTCAGCTTTCCCGGCGGGTACGGCCGGAACTGCCGTTGCTCGGCCGTGGCCGAGAACTGGCTGGCGAGGCCGATGTTCAGCGTGCCGCCGGTGCTGATCGTGGCCAGCTTGAAGTCGACAGTCTCGCCGGTGGCCCGCTCGATCTGCTCGGGCGCATCACGGGCATCGTCGAACCAAACCCGGGCGCCGTCGGCGTGTGCCTTGGGCACGGTGTCGAGCATGCCGCGGGCGACCGTCATCGTCATCGCATCGCTGTTGATCAACTGCACCAGAACCCACTCGGCCGCCCGGCCGGTGCCGATGATGGCCAGGCTGCCCGCTGCGACGAGCTGCAGATCGGCCGCGCTCTTGAGGTCTATCGTGGCGGCAGTGGCCGAGATCGCGCCGTCCAGCGCAGCGCCTGGTACAAATGCGCCGTTTGACTGCTGCTCGTAGGCCGCGGTGCCGACCCGGCTCCAGATGTCGAACGCTTGGGAAAGCCCAGACGGGCGAGTCGCCAGCATCGAGAAATAGGCCGCGTCCTGATCCACCGCCGCCAGATCTGTCGCCGACAGTTCGGACACCAGCGACCGATAGGGCACCTCTGCGGCCGTCTGCTGCACGACAGGCGCCGGCTGGGTGGAAGGCTCAGTCCAGCCCGGATCCTCTTGCTCGGCATAGCTGGCCGCGGGCAGCCCGAAGACATCCTCGGCTATCTCTACCGTGATCGTGCCGTCGCGCAGCGTGCCGTATCCGATGCCCAGCACACGCATCACCACCGTGTCGATTCCCAGCTTCGGCCAAGTGAGCACGAACACGCCGCCGGGCGCGATGTTCCAGGCCTTGCGGTTGACCTTCATGCGGCCCTTCGCCAGCGGGGTCGATGCGGCCAGCAGATCGCGCTGGGCCACCCGCAGCGCCAGGGATGCCGTCGGCAGCCCGGGGTATTGCTTGGTCTGCGACACCACGCCACCTTGCGCCGTGATGTTGGCCAGGTTCTGCACCGTGACCGGAGTATCCTTGTTGGTGGAGACTTGGCGGTAAACAACCGAGATCTCGTTCACCGTGTCGCCATAGCCGACCCGCTGGAAGCTCTCCAGGGCGACGACGCTCGTCTCGTCGAAGACAGGCAGGGTCTCTGCGGCATAGTCGCCGCGCAACAGCTTCAGCTCGAACAACCCCGTTTTCGGGTCAACATACATGACGCCGCCGATGTGGTCGAGCACCTGGCGCACGAACGTGCCGATCTCTTCGGCTTTGTTCCAGATCATGCAGAGGCCGAAGTTTTCGGCATACAGCGTGTCAGCCGCCGCCGCGAATGTGGGCCCGATCGTGGTCGTCGGATAGCCCATCCCCCAGACGGGATCCGTCAGGCACTGATAGATGATGTGCGCAGGGTTCATGCCGTAGATCGGCATGGCCTCCGGGTTCGGTGCGTCGACGACCCGAAACAGCACAGGGTCGTTGCCGTTCAGAAGGAGTGACCCGGTCGGGGTGTAGATGCACTGGAACTGGCTGTAAGTCGCCGGCAGCGGTGCTTCAGGGTCTGGCGTTTCCCATGTGCAATTGTCGAAATTGCTTGTTGACGTGTGGTTGTAGTCGCTAAGGCTCTTTTTCCCAAGCTCAAGAACCGCCGACTCCATGGCTTCGGTGTCGGTTGGGTCGACGATGCGGGTGTCCCACACAGAGCCCGGCGGGAACACATCATCAAAACCGGGCGGGACCGGCTGCAAGTCTGGGTCTGATTCGCCGGCGCCAACTCGCGGAACACCGAGGGCGTATCCGCTGACCGGCGGGTGATCCAGCTCGTCGGTGTCGACAAGGATCCGCGCCTTCTCTGGATACCACGCCGAGCCACCATGCCACCCAGCCAGGATCCGCTCGACCTGCGGAGCAACTGGCTTGATGTAGGGGTTGTTGGCGCTGACCTGGCCGGTGTAGAACAGGCTCAGGATGCCGCGAAATGCTGGGCTCGGCGTTGGCAGCTTGGCAGCCACTGCGCCCGGCAGCGTCTGCGTCTGCGCGCCCATCATGACGTGCATCGACCCTTTGATGCCGCCTTCCTTCTCGTCGCCCCCAAAAAGATCGGGCGCGCTGATCGTGATCGTGCCGTTCGCGTCTTGATCACCGGCCCATGCCTGGCGATCGCCCCACAGGATCTTGCGGATGCGGTCGACGGGCCCGTAACAGATGCCCATGTGGAGATCCATGAAGTATCTGAAGCCGACGGTCTGCGACTTGCTACTGCCGCCCATGGCCGGACTCCTTCTTGGCGTGCTCGATCACCTTCAAGGCCATGGCGTCCCCGGTGGCCAGCAGCCGGTCGGCATCGATCCCGCCGGCCAGGAATGCGCGCCAGTCAAGGCCATGCCGCGCGAAGAATCCGCGCGCCCCTCGGTTGCAGTAGCGCAGCTCGCGCATGTGACGGTGAAGAACTGTGACCATGTCATCCCTTCTTTCCTCCGCGTTTCTTGACCGGATCGCTGGCCAATCCGCCGTAGTAGATGACGTTGGGCCCGGTCACGGTCACTGTACCGAAGACCACCGGGATCTCTCGATCCTCCTCGGCCGTCGGGACGTCGAAGTCCTGCAGGCTGGCCGGCTTCGGCGCCGGCGGCTTGGGCGCCAGCGCAGCGGCGATGAATGCCGAGACGACAAGGACGACGAGGGCGGTGAATGGCTCCATGGTGCCTCAGTAGACGGGCGTGCCGTCGAAGGGATTCTTGCGCGGCACGAAGGGGAAACCGCCGTGATTCGCGCCGTTGGAATAGA